ATGAAGGAGTTGAAGGTGACCTGCGAGAAGGAGAGGCCCACGTTCGTGACCTGCACATTCTGCCCGATGATCACGCCCGAGTTGGCGGTGTCGTTCACCGTCGGCCAGGGCAGCGGAGCGCCGGTTTCGGTGTCGAAGGTGTCGACGTTGCCCATGATGCCGCCATAGAACTTCATGGCCTGCTCGAGCTGATCGCTGAAGCCCGTGGGCACCAGGTATCCGCCAGCCGGGCCGGTTCCGGTGGACTGCGCCGCGTTCATGAACTTGGCAGCCATCAGTTGGCGATCTTCGGGGCTGAGGCCCTCGATGCCGTTGCGCAGGAACCCGGAGAACGCCTTTGCGTGCTTAGGATCGCCCTTCTTACGATCGCCGCCAGCACCTTCGAGCTGGGCAACAATCTTGTCCTTCGGCTCGGTGGTGAGATCGAGGTTGATGCTTTCCGCGCGCTGGGCGATCTTGATGCTCTCTTCATTGGCGGTGTAGTCGGTTTCCATCGCGTGGAACGTGGTGCGCTCCTCCGACGTGAGGCCGCGGTTGTTCTCGGCCTTCGCCTTGGCGACGATGTCATTCATCTGGACAGATAGGCGCGTGTTGGCCTCCTGCAACTGCAGTACGTAGCTCTTCTGGCTCATGTATGTCTCCGGGGTGGTTCAGATTTGGGTACAGCAACGTGCGTGCCCGCGAACCCCCGAGGGCTCACTGCATCGCTTGCCTCAACCCGTCGGCCGAGGCCAGTTGTGCGGGGTTGGCTTACGCTTATCGCTTTCCCAGGAGCGCCAGGCGCGCCTCGTACTGGCTGAGGTTGGAATCCTGCATGCCCGTACCGCAGTCGGTGCATGCGGCGTCATCGCCGGTGCAGCTGAGGCAGCCGTCTTCCGAGCAGTTGCAGCCGACACAATCGCCGAGGCTGCAGGGCCCACAGGTGCATTCACACTTGCCGTCACCATCCGCAGCATCGTTCTTGAGCGCGGTGGGAAGGTTCGGCAGCTTGGCGGTGGCCTTGAAGGACCGCGCAAGCGCCATGGCGGAGGAATCTTCATCGTCATCGGCAGCAACAGCCGTGGCAAATCCCTCGTCAACGCATTGCTGCGCGCCGAGCCATGTTTCGGCATCCATGATGACCTGCACTTCGTCGGCAGTCTTGCCAGACTTTTTCGTATAAACCTCGCCGATGCTTGATCCGATCGCGTCCAGTAGATCGGCCGTCTTGCGCATCTCGCGAGCGTCGCCGACGGCGATGGTCCAGGCGTTGTGGATCATCATCATGGCCGCCGTGCCCATGGTGATGGTGTCGCCGGCCATGGCGATAACACTGGCTGCGGAGGCCGCGATACCGTCGACGAAGACGTCGATGGGCTTCTTCTGTGCGCGCAGCAGATTGTAGATCGCGATCCCCTCGAAGACGTCGCCGCCGGGGGAGTTGATGCGGAGATGGATGCGGTTGAAGATGCCCGCCTGCATGAGGGCGTCGCGGACCGTGGAAGCGGTGCAGCCCGCGCTGTACCAGCTCTCGCCGATCTCCTCGTAGACAGTGAGCTCGAGCGTGTCAGCCTGCACGGAGGCGCGAAACGATGGCCGAAGCGCGGCGCGGTGGCCGCGCTTGGCTGCCGGGTTGTGGGTTCCAGTCTTCATTTCGTTCCTGTCAGCGCTGCGAGGAGCGCGGTGTAGGATTCATCGGTGAGGCGCGTAGCCACTTCCGAGGCGTTGGCTGCTGTCCATCCAAGGGTTTCCACGGCGATCGCGAACGCACGCGCGTGGACTTTGCTCTCGTCTTGTTCGGTGAGCCTGGCGGCAATGCCGAGGTGAACGGTGAGCATGGTTTGCGCCATGCTGGTGAGGATTGGCGTGAAGGTCTGGGCGATCCACTTCTGATCGGCGTTGCTGCGCTTGACAGTGCGGCCTACGGCGTCCCGGAAGAGACGGCGGAAGGCATTGACGACCGGCCCGCGCCGAGCGTCGGTGATGACCTCGCCGCCGTTGGAATCCGTAGTGGGCGCGTTCGGCTCGGCCGACTTTTCGACGAGGAGAGACGTGAGCGGCACCATGTTCAGCGGGACGATGCGGACATCGCCGCCATCTTCCTCCGGAATCGGGTTCTGCCGCATGACCTTGAGCACGTCATTGGCGCTGTAGACGCCCATGTTGCGCAGGATGTTGAAGCCGGCCGTCTGCGAAGCGAAGTCGCCGCGCTGAAAGGCGTTCATGTCGTGCTCTACATAGAAGCCGCTATCGAAGCCAAGCATCTTGCAGTTGAACTCCTGCTCCATTCCGATAGCCCAGGGGCGGAGCGTGTAGCGGATGTAATCGAGCGCTTGGTGCTCAATGTTGTTGTTGGTCGCCCGCTGCAGGTCTTGCAGCAGGTGCATCGGCATGCGGTAGAGGGCGGCGATCTCTGAACGCTGAAACTGGCGCGTTTGAAGGAACTGGCTATCGTTCGGGTTGACCGACGTTTGGTTCCAGCTCATCCCCTCTTCCAACAACAACGGCCGGAGGGCAGATTCGCCGGTCATCTGCTCGCGCAGCGACTTCTTCAGGTTCTCGTAGGCCTCCGTTCCGAGCTGGCCAGGGTGCGTAAGAACCCCTGTGGTGCGGGCGCCGTTGCCGAAGAACTGCGCACCGAACTTCTCAGCCGCGATCGCCAGGCCAAAGGCGTTCTTGCAGGTCTGGATCGGCGAAAGGCCGACGTATCCGTCCGTTGACAGACCCTTGATATGGATAATGTTTTCCGGCTTGATGTAGGACGGCATGCCATCGTCGGTAGCCGTAGTTGCGTACCAAAGATCGCCTTTGTACAGCACCGGGGTCGTCTTGTCCGAGGGCAAAAGCTGTAGCGACGTGATGCGTCCGCCCTTGTTGCGGCGGATCATAGCGTATCCATTACCCCAACCGAGCGCACCGGCGAGGAGCGCACCGCGGAACCCCATGGAGTGCATATAGGGGTTCGGCGAATCCTTGAGAAGTCTGTAATACGGGTGCTCGAAGGCCTCCCGGGTGCTACCGTCCGGCATCCGCTGGTAGGTAATGAGCGGGAGCGACGACAGATCCGCCGAGATAATCATCACGCAGGCGTATGCGGTAGTGAGCCGCATGGCCTGCTTCTCATTGACCATCACGCCGGCATCGGAGCGACCCAGACCGAGTGATTCAATGAGCGCAGAGTACGGCAAGAGCGGCTGGGCTGGGTCCTCCATGCTCAGCGCCTTGATGCCGAGCTTATTGGCGAGGAGACCCATCGTTTTCGCTGCCTTCCTTGCGGTTTTCCGCACGCTGGATCAAGAAAACAGTGAGAAAACACAGGATTCCGAGCGTGATGAGCGCCGCATTGACGCTCCAACGCGCTATTCCGGTCAAAAACGAGGCAAAACCGAGTACCAAAATCACATCTTGCCGGTCGATTCCAGACGTCTTCGGAGCTGTTTCTGGGGTCTTCATAGGGTCAAAAGACCTCGTTTTTCGTAGACAGAAGCGGTCGATGGCGCCACATAGGCCCGATTCATCGCGTTCAACAGTGCAGAGATCGGGTCGATTTTGCTGCTGGGTTGTTCTTTGCGCGGGAAGATGTTGTCATTTTGATCGGGCCGCACGACGACGTTAGAGATGGCCCAGGTTGCGACAGGATCTCCGTTGTGATGAAAGCGGCCGGATAGGACTGCCGCTTCGATCTCCTTCATTGGCTCAGATAGATACACCACCGTCTGCGGGATGGTGATGACGACGCCTTCGCGCACCTTCTTCTCGAGTGACTGCTGCATCTGCTGCGCGCTGTACTGATCGAACGCGATGCACTCGTGCTTGTAGATCGGGATCTCGTCTTCGAGTTCCTTTTCGATGAAAGCGAGTTGGATCTCGGGTCCCGGGTGCGCTGTCATGTGGCCCTGCGTGATCCAAGTCGCATAGCTGGAGTGCTTGCCGTCCATGGCGGTGTCTTGAGGGACGTAGTGACGCCAGAAGGCGTAGTAATGAACCTTGCCGTCTACGTTGCGCTTGTAGACCTTGGCGCGGGATGCGAGATCGATTCGGGCGGCGAGATCGACGCCCTCAAAGCAGGGTTCGCCGATGAAGTCTTCGAGTTTCAGCGAGGCGTCCGCGCATTGTTTCCATGCCTGCACGTTCATCCAACCCTTGGCAGCACCGTTCCAAAGGTTGAGGTTCTTGCACTTGTAGCCAATTTGAGCGGAGGCTGAGAGCTTTGCCTGGCGGAGCTCGCGAAGAATGAAGCTCTCGCGGACGGAGACACCATAGTTTGGATTGGCCTTTTTGGCTGCCTCCAAGGTTGCCCAGTCGTCTCCTTCGTCGATCGTATAAATTACGGCGAAAAAGCTGGGGTTGTAGTCGAGCGCGCCTTCGAGAACCTTCTTCGCGTCGGTGCGCATTTCGTAGCACGGACCTGCGAGATTGCTGCCGGCCGTGGTGATGCAGATCAGGAGAGGCTGCAGTCGCGAACCCATACCGGTCCGCATGGTGTTCAGCAGTGTATCCTTCGCGTGTTCGTGGAGCTCGTCGAGGATGGCGCAGGACGGCATAGAACCATCGCCAGGATCTCCGACCACAGGGGTGAAGCGACTGCCATCCTCTTCGCGGTAGATACTCTTGACGGCGTGTTCGAGGCCATAGACTCGTTCATATTCGGGCAGGCGCTTGGCCATGCGAAGGGCGGTGTTGAATACCTCCATCGCCTGGCGTTCGGTAGTTGCGCCGCAGTAGACCTCGGCGGCGTACTCGCCGTCTTCGACGAGCATGTAGTGGCCGACGGCAGCGGCCCAGGTTGACTTCGCGTTCTTGCGCGGGATCTCGGCGTAGATCTGCGAGAACTGGCGCGCACCTGATTTCTTATCGACCCAACCGAAGATGCAGCAGGTCATCCAGACCTGCCAGGGCTCCATCTTGATGAGGTTGCTGACGCCAGGGCGCGGGCGGGCCCACTCCCCTTTTACGTGCGGCATGCGCTCAATGAAGCGGCAGGCGCGGTTGGCCTTGAGCTCGTCGAAGCGGTAGGGGTAACTGCGCTTGTCGGCGGCGATTAGGCCGTCGAGGTGACGCTTGCAGGCCTGCCTCACTTCGATGCAGGCGGGGATGGTGCCGTCTAGGACATCGCGGCAGTACTTGACCGCAACCGCGGAGTAGCTACTGAACGGCTGCGGTGCGACGCTCTTCCGCGAAGGTCGCCCAGTCGTCGGCGTCGCGCTTGTCCGCTTCCTTGGCCTTGCGTGCGGCGACGCGGGTACGGCCGGCGGGGGTGAGACCAAGTTCGGCAAGGCAGGCCTTTAGCTGCGCGAAGTCTCCGGTGCTGGCTCCCGTGCTGCGGCAGCGATACATGAGGCGGCAGGTCGCTTCGAAGATGAATCGATCGCAACCGGTGAGGACGCCTTCGAGGGCTTGCTTTTCGAGCTCGCGCCAGATGGCGAGGTGTGCTTGCGAGACGCCCGACTCTTTCTTCAGGAACCACTCCGGCGGATCGCCGAGCGGGGATGTCGGTCGCGGTTCGTCGGCGCGATCAAGGAAGCGGCCCGGGTTCTTGGCTGTTGCGCCCGATGCGACGTGGGCGGCAAGTGGCTTGCGTGGTCGGCCTGGCATAGGATGGCCTCCAGTGAGGCGCTAAGGCGTCGCCATGGCGCGGCTGCTGGGCTTTAGCCTTTCGCGAGGTTGCTCAAATTGCTGACGTTTTAGTGGAAAACATCCATTTTGTGGACGTAAAATTGTCGCCTAAGGTCGGTCTGCGGCACCATGGTTGAGAGAGATTTCGACCCCCTATCCCCTATGTCCTCGGCATTGCTTGACGCCCAAACGCGCCGTCCTTCGTCGCAGTCTTATAGTCGTGACAGCCCTTACACAGCGACTGGTGATTCGTCGTATCCCAGAACAGCGGATCATCCGGCCCACTTGGCGGGATGATGTGGTCCGTGACTTCTGCCGCAACAAACCTCAACCCATGCGCCGACGCGCCCTCGCGCACCGTATCTGCACACAGCGGAAACTCCCGCAACCGCTGCCTGCTGTAC